GATATATTTCCATACCTTCATCAGTCTTAAACCAATGTGCTAACGCCGTGTATGGATGTTCGTCAAAAGGAACAGTCATAATTTTTCTATCTGTTGATCCCCACATAAAATATCGTTGATCGTTAGATAATTTTATTAAACCTTCTTCAACAGCTTTAATACCAAAGTTTCTAAGTTGAACATTGTCATCATTAGCTAATTCTAAGAATAAATCTGGATTATTTCTAGCAAATAGTAATAAATCTCTTTTTAACTCCTTAGAACTCATACTAGATACTTCAGATCCTTTTTCTACTCTCATAATAGCTTCAGCCATATCTATATCTGTTTGTCTAGCTAGTAGTATAGCATCTGCTTCTAGTTCCAGTCTATCAATTTGTGATTCAGCTATTTCAACTGGTTTGTGCTCGTAATAAAGTCTATTGTTTTGTGGGTGATATAAAGATAAAAACTTTTGTAATGTTGTTTTTTCTTTTGGAACAAAAAGACTACCATCTCTAAATACAATATGCTCTAGTCGTTGCTCGCCTTTCATCTCATCAACAAATACTGTTCTTTGATTTTGACAGTATTTTATTTCTCTTTCATATCCAGCTTTTTCATCAAACCAAAATAAATTAGCAGCTCTAATAGCATATGATATTGGTTTTTTATTATCTTTCAAATAATACATTCTGTCTTTTATCTCCCAAGTATTTTTTGGTTTAGCTTTTATTTTAGGAGCTTCAACCTTAGGTTGTTCTTCTACAACCACTGTTTCTTCAACTATAGGTTCTTCAACCTTAGTTGTTTGTTTTTTCTTTGCCATAATATAATATATAATATAATTAATAAAAATATAAGGGCGATACTAGACCGCCCTTATAAATAAATAGTTCTACTGCATTAACATGAAATTGTTAGCACCTTGAGTAACTAAACATCTTTCAGATAAAAAGTGTAACTGCATTGCGTCAAGCGCTGATGTAGCAGCTCCAACCGAACCAGTAGTCCAAGTTTTCATTCTTCTATCATCAGTTGCAGAAGCTCTAAATCTAACGTGCAAGAAAGGTCTCTTCATGTTTTTACCCATTTGTTGGTCATAAACAGTTGAAACACCTGCAGGTATCATAACACCTCTAATAGCTCCACTTCCAGCAGCATCGTTAACACCGCCTCTTGTAGCTTTATCATTTAAGTATCTGAAGTCAGATTTGTAGAAGTCATAAGAACCTCTTCTAAATCCTGAGAAACCTAAATTTAACGCCATATCTTCGTCGTTGTCGAATACTCCATAAGAAGTACCTCCAGCTCCGTAAGAGTTCATTGAAGCAAGCATGTCGTCAATAGCTAAACTAGTAGCTCTGTTAACAAACATCATGTATTCTTCAATAGCACCTTGCTTATCAAACTCAGCTAATATAGCATCAAACTCAGCTAAATCAGTTGCAGCATTAACACCTGTTACACCGGTAGTAACGTTACCTCTTTTTTCAATAGCATCAAATAAACCTTGAGTACCAACTAAAAGATCGTTACCATCAACACCTAATTGAGTGTCAATAGCGTTAGTGTTTGTACCTTTAACAGATTCAAGCATAGCCATTTCTAAGTAATCAGTAAAACGAGCTCTAGTATCAGACTCTGCTTTTAAGTACCATAAGTAACCAGACTGTCCCATTTCAGTTGAAACTTCAACCCAACCAATTCTTGAAGCATCAGATCCAGATACCTCGTAGTAATCTTTTAATATGATTGGTTTGTTGCTAAAGCTTTTGAACTTAGGTTCGTTAGCTTTTCTTGAACCTAATAAAGACTCGTCAGCAGCGTTGTAACCAACACCTTTAGCGAACTCAGATCCATAAACTAAAACAGTAGTAGCGTCAGCTGTCGTAAGTTGAGCCAAAGCTGAACCGTCGTAACGAGCTACAGTAAAAGTTGCAGTAGTAGGATCACTGTTAACTATACATTTAAAAACACCGTTAGCATTAGAAACGATAACTGTGTCATTTTCTCTAATACCATGAGACGCGATACTATCTGTGTTACCATCTATATCTTTAGTTAATGTAATTTCATTAGCATTAGATACATTTCCTGTGTAAGATAGATGTAATCTACCTTGTTCAGACCAAACGACTTGATCAGCCGTCATAGCCTCTTCCGCTCCAACTTGATTTAAAAAACCTGATATAGTTCTCGGTCCGAAAACTTCAGCTTCTTTTTCCATTAGATCGGGTACGTATTGTTGAGCCCAGCCTTCATTTGCCGTGCCCGCTAAATCTAGATAATTTGAAGCATCAGCCACTCTCCTTGGAGAAGGCACGCTATTCAAACTATCACCACCTGTAATTGCCATAATATATTCTTTTTAAATTATTTTTTATTTTTACTTCTAATTTTAAAAGATCTGTTTTTCATTTCAGAAGAAGATTCACCTAGCACCTTGTATTTAACACCCCCAACATTAGTTTCGCCATGAGTTTTTCTAGGTTCTAGATTAATGTTTTTATCTTTAGCAACTTGGCCTTTGATCGCATCCGCTCTACCTTGCTCATAAAAGTGCTTAGCAATAGCATCAGGATTCATAGCCGTAAATAAAGATTTATGATAACCAGCAGCATCGTCTATAGTAGACTTATCATCACCAACAAACTTGTTGATAAAATTATTAATGTCACTTTGAGTTGTCTTTACTTTATTAACATCATTAACATTATACCGATATTTTTTATCTCCGACATTGTATTCAAAACCTTTGAAGTTCTGTCCAAAGAAACTATCAGTCTTATTTAAAAATGTTCTCTTGCTTTTTTCAGATAACTTTTTCTGACTTTCTTGATCTTTGTTATATTTATGATAGAAATTAATAGCATCTTGTTGTTCTTGGGTCAACTTTGACCCAGCTTTAATTTCATCATAGTACTTAGACTTTTGCCCGTCTAAATAGGCTTTAGCCTCGGCAACTTGCTCTTTGAGGGCTATTTTCTTACTACGTATTGTTTTCTCATCATCAACTTCTTCTTCATAACCAAATTTATCTTCTAACAAAAAGTTACGTTCTTCTGCTGTTAAATGAGATTTAGTACTTCTATAGTACTCATCTAATACATCAGAGTCGTCCATACTTGAAACGTCTCTATTTAAATTAACGTAGTCTTGTATATCACCACCGGTTTCATCCATAAAATCTACAAGCTTTTGTATATTCTCTGGTAGTGGCTTTCCAGTAGCAATAGCTTCTTCAACCGCTTCTTCAACTGCCTCTTGAACTTCTTCAACTTTTTCTTCTTCAATAACTTCTTCAAGTGTAGGTTGATCTACTGTTTCCTCAACTACGTCCACCTCTTCTTGTTCAGCGGGTTGTTGCTCAACCTCTTCGCTTTTAACTTCAGGTGTTTTGTCTAAATCTATTTTAATAACATCTGGATCTTCAGCGCTATCAAACTTAGATAAATCTACTTCGTCAACAACCTCTTCTACGGGTTGTTCTACGTTTTCTTCAGTTGTTTCTTCAACAACTTCTTTATTTTCTTCTGTCATAATAAAATTTTATAAAATATTAAATAATAAAGGATTACATTTCTAAACCTGCATCCCCTGTAACTATATCATTACCTGATGACTCAAACTTTTTAAGTGAACTACCCTCACTTCTTTGAGTAATCATTTCTTTTTGATGCCCAGCTTGTCTATCAACTCTAGCATCTTTTCTATCTTCTCTTAGAGCTTCCATTTTATCTGCAGCCTCTTTTTTCATGCCTTCTAACTTGCTGTTTAATAAAAACTCATATTGCATTAATTCTTTTTTAACACTAGCCTCTTCTCTTAAATATTGTATTTTAAGTTGATTTCTAGTTTGCTCTAGTTGAGCATCAGACTGAGCGTTAGCTTGTTTCTTCTGAACTTCAGCTTGTGCAGCAGCTTGTTGTTGTTGAGCGTTTGCTTGAGCTTGAGCTTGAATATTTTGCTGTTGTATCTGTTGATCTCTTTTTTGTTTTTGTTTTCTTTTTAATTTCAACATTTGATTAGCTAGCTTTACGTTTCTTATATTACGTAAATCAATAGCATCATCTAAATCAATAGAGCCTTGCTGTAAAGAAACCTGTATATTATTTTCAAGCATTTGTTTTTCCTCATCATCAGGCATCAGTTCTATAAATATACCAAAATCATATAGATGTAGATTTTTCATTTCTTCTAACGTGGCAACATTATGAGCACCTAGCGATCTAATAAAAGCATCACGCGTTGGTGAGTATTCAATTATATCAGCTATACGTAAAGATAAACACTCAGCAACTTCAGCGGTTATAAACATCATTGACTGTAGTATATGTCTAGTGGCTGTGTTAGAATTAGCTGCGGCCATTTTTTGTACACCAACTAAAGCATTACGATCTGGAGTACTAGCATCTCTAGCTTCATTAAGTCCAGTTACATCTCTAATCATTTGTAAATAATAATTATAAGTACTAATTAAACTTTGTATCTTACCGCTATTAACACCATTACTTATTTGTTGTATTGGTACTTTACCAGGATTCATATCACCATCTGATGTAAAACTCCTACCTATAACACTACCAGTTTGGAAGAACATGTTTAAAGCTTCTTGAGGATTATAGTTTGTACCGTTACCAAGATCAACCTCAGCTAAACCATCAGCGTCTAAATAAACACCGTCTGGTACCATACGCGCCATAACTTGTTGTAGCTTTAAGTGAGTAAGCTGTATCATATCTGCAAAGCTAGTTATTCTACTAACTATAGATTCTATTCTACCTTCGTACATTCTTGGTGCTACTAATTGATAGTTCATTTTAACCTTATTAAAATCAGAGTCTGTACGCATCATGTTGTCGCACATTCTCCATCTTAATATTTTATCAGCACCTATAATATAAACACCTTCATACAATGTTTCTACAACACGCTCTAACTTAGAGAACTTAGCCTCCATGTTAACAGGTGGATTAAATTGATCGTCTTTTTCAATTATTTTTTGAGCACCACTCGCAAGTTCTTTTAATTTATACACACTGTTCATATGTGTTTTATAATTAAAATATAAAACTTGAACTTTATTTTTATCTCTATTTGTAACGTAATCTAAAGGATATGCGTATTTGTCTGCTAATTCTTTTATTTCTTCTTCAGACAACTCTGGAAACTCTTTGACAAGTTCATTAATTGGTAGTTCTTTAACTTCCCCAATATAATATATATCTTCAAAGTAAGGTGACTCAGTGTGTGAATAAACTAAATTTGCTGGATCTACATACTCAGCTCTAGCTCCACTACTAAAATCAAAAGTAGTTTTAGTAGCTCCAATACCTAGTACAGCTAAATCGTATAAACATCTTCTTCTAACTAAATCATAGTCACTGTTTTCTAATAAAACATTTAAAGCTTGTTCTTCAGCTAGCTCAACTGCTTGTTTATAGTTAAGTTGCATATGAAGCGCAAGCTCTTCTTCTGTGTCAGGTAAAGTTTCAGGATCGTTTTCATAAAGATCTATGCCAAATCTTTGCTTAACTAAATCAGTGTAACTTCTAGATCTCATATCTAAAAGTATAGACTCCATATACTTAGTTCTTTTTTTAACACCGTTTTCATCTTGAGAAAAACAATTTATCTCAAAGTTTCTCTGAGCCATACCGTTAACTACTATATCCACAAACTTAGGTATAATAGGTACAGGCTTCCAGTCTAGGTTTAAATAAGATAAATCACCATTTATAGATAATTCATTTTTGTACTTTTGTATAGGTTGTTCACCTCTAGCATATAATCTTAGTGTATGAAAGTTGTTTTTATGACTATTGTATTTTGATGTAGTTCCTGAAAACCACTCGTGCCTTATAGCTCTTGCTACTTTTAAACCATAATCTTCACTTAGCTTTTCTAAATCGCTAACAGCTTGTGATGGAAAATGTATAGAGTGTTCTTGTCTCATATTTTATTATTAATTATCTTAGATGAAAATCCAGTATTATTATATTTTGATATGGTTATATTTAGTGGTTCTCTTTTTTGTTTTGGATTTGGTCGGTATAAATGTCTATTGCAAGCCATGATAGCTAGACCTGAACTTATAGAAGCATCATGTCTAGTTCTTCTATTTATATTAAACTTAGACCAGTCGTTTAGTGTTTCATTGAAATACATAGTACCATAAGTACCATCTTCAAGTAATCCAACATGATCGTTAATATACATTTCAATAGCAGCAGCATGAGCTTGTTTTATATCTTCACTAGAGTTTGGTATACCACCAACTTCTTTTTCTGCTGTTGATAATTTATTCCAAACTTTATCAGGTCTGTTCATACTAAAAGCTCTATATCCTCTTCTACGTAAATAGTATAATAATCTTGGTTTGTTATTCTCAGCAAGTATCGGCATGCCATAAAATACTAAAGCCATTAAAACATCTTCAAAAAATATTTCAGCTGTTTGTGGTCTTGCTATGTATTCAAGGAAAAAAGTATTTGCTGGTGCGTCTTCCATTGAAAACTTTGTTAATCCATGCAAAGCGCCTTTTGATCCTCGCTTATCTACTGTTCCAGATATATCATATGAGTCACAACCAAATGCACCCATATGTTCATTGCCTGGGTATTTTACGCCATTTTTTAATATGACGTTATTTTGTAATTTATTTCCTGGTACCCAGCTTACTTTAAATCTACCATTTGGATCAGGATTAAAAGTTACTAAAGTATCTTTCTTACCGTTTAACCATTGAAAGTTACCTATTGTTGTTACAGAAGAGTTTCTATTTCCTTCATTATAATCTATTTGTTCATATATCTTTATGAGATTAAATAAACTATTTTTTGTTTCATCTCTAAACGCGTGTTCCTCTGTTCTAGGAAACTGACGGTAAAATTCATTTAAAGCATCTTGATCTTCTTTTAAACCTTCAACTTCATTATCCCAATGATCTATAACTCCTTGATCTATTTCTATTCCTTGTGGATCAAATGTTTGTTGTTGAGGATCACTGAATACAGGTCGTCCGAATTCATCAATGAATCCCTCGTAATTCCATTCCATAGGAATAAACAAAGAATATAATCCTGACTTAGTCTGTCCATTTCTGTTTCGCTTGGTAACATCTGAATCATTGTATAGGTTTTTAAAATTATCACCCCCTTTATCAAGCGCGTTCGATGTTGAACCCATCATACACTTGCCAACTATCCTACTACCTAAACGTAAACAAGTTTTTGTAACTCTCCAGTTGTTTTTTATATTATCAGGTCTCTCCCACTTACCACTCTCATCGTGAACTAACAAGTTTAGCTTTTCACCATCATAACTATTATCACCTGTATTTTTCCAGTCTATAGTTGTGTCAAGACCTTCAACATCGTCCATCTCTTCACGTTCACGTATTTTTTTACGTGTAAACTTTTTAGCTGGCACTCTATATGCTAACTCTGACTTTGGTCTGTCCATACCATCTTGTATAGGTTTAAAAAAGAAAGGATAGTTTAAACTTATTGGTACAACTTTATCTGTAAACATCTTTTTAGCATCAGCACCCGTTTTAGATAATATACCAAATCTACTGTCACTAGCAAGTGTTGCTAAGTTAACTGTTTCTGATGAACTCATAAAAGAAAAACCAGAACGTCTATTTTTTAAATAACACATTCCGTAACTTCTTTTATCTGCTTTACAAGCTTCCCAAAATATATAAAATAATCTGTTCGCTTCTCTAAAGTCTGGAGCTCCAACGTCTATCTTACTCCATTGTAAGTACATATAATGTGTGCCAGTTATATATGTTGGCTCACCTTTATTCATAAACCAAAAACCTTCTTCTCTTCTTCTAAACTCTTCATCTATATAACTATAGTGTTTTTGTTTAAAATCATCGGGGTACGTTTGCCAATCAAACACTGTTTTAATTTTTTTAAAATCAGGATTAGCTGGAAACTGCTTCCATTTTTGTTTTAATATATCATCACTTACTGAGTATATGTTGTTAGGTTGTTTAGGTAGAGCTATTTGTAAACCTTGTATTTCTATAACATCACCTATCATACCGGTTTTTGATATTACAACAACGTCATTTTCTTTGTTATAACCATACTCCCACTTTTTAGATTTGTTTAATCTTTTTAAAGTAGTTAGTTTTATTGGTTGAACTATTTTATATAATGTCTGTTCGTAACTCATCTTGATCTACCTTCTGCAAAACCTTTAAACTTATTTTCTTTTGTATCAGTAGTTTTACCTTCAAGCATATTCTCTTCCTCGTGTATACGATTTAATATTTCAAAGGCATCGAATATAGCTAGCTTTTTCGTAGCTGCAGCATTCTTTAATCTATCAGCTGATATATCTTCATCTGAGTCTACTATTTCTTCTCTAGCAACTTTAATTAGTTCTTCAACAGCCTTGTGCCCAGCTTGGATTATATTCTTCTTCGTTTCCTTGATATTCATATTTAATTGTAATAAATTTATTCATAACTCTGTACAATCTTTTACCTTCAACAATAAACTCATATTCACTGTTAGGTGTAAATCCTACTAAAGTATTAATATCAAAAGTACTATCACTATATTTAATTACACCAACTAATGGTTCTTCTGCTTCACTAGTTAGTTTACTATTAGATTTTATAGGTTGTACAAAACTATAACCTGGCATAGCCGTCCAGTTTTCTTTTTTATATAAATATATTTGATCTTCTGATATTATATATTTATCTTCTTTCCAATAAGATCTACTATTTTTTTCTCTACCCTTAACATCATGCCATCTTCTAAATATATTGTGATGAACTATTACTTCATCACCTACGTTTAAAGGTGATTGAAATAATAGTGGAGTAGCGATTACTCTTGCGAGTCTATTTACATACTGGTGATTAAACACTTCTGTGTTAAGTATCAACTCTTTGTCATTAACTTTTTTAGAATTATTATAGCGATCACCAATAGGTGATACTATAAAATCTTTATAAGCTTTCATTAGTACTCTAAGTTATACTCTACAGATATAGCCATATTTTTATTAAAGTCTTTCCAAGGTATTACAACCTTTTCTTTTTTAATATAAATACAATACTTATCTTCTTCTTCTATGATATCACATATTTTATGTCCACCATAAACCTCTTGCTCTACAGCGTAGTGCATAGAATCGTTTTTATAATCTTTACCTATAGTAATTTTTCTGATGATATTATTTTTCATCTTTATTTTCTTTAGGCCAGTTTATAGTTCCGTCATCTATGTTAATATCAAACGTGCCATACTCTTTTACCATTCTGTCTTGAGTTAGTTTTATTTGATCTTGAACAGTAGCTAACTCATGGAGCAACTTATGTTTTTGTACCTCTATTTTACCTATATTAAACTGCGTAGTATTTAAAGCGTTAACAATATTTTGTAATTCGTTTAAGTGCTGTTTAGATATTTTTTCAGCTCTAGTCTTTAGTTCGACTACTTTTTCTTTTTTTGCCATATTTTATTTTATTTTATTTAATTAATTTTATTTATTTTAAGGACAATTAGCAGTTGATGTTACAACTCCAGAAGTATTTATATTTAAGGTCTTGAATCTACCACCACCACCGTCAACTTTGTAAAAACCTGCTACAAATGAGTTTGGATCACGAGCTCTCTTTTCTTCATAAACTATATCATTTGTTGTTGGATATGTGCCTGAACCATTATGAAAAAAAGTACCACCCGTGTGAGGACCAGCACAACACGCTATGTGATCTGGTTTTTTAGTTCCAGAAACATATTCAGTGAAGTTTGCCGCTGCTATCATTTCTTTACGTCTTCTTCTTTTTGCACCTACATTTTTACCTCTAGCTTTAGCGCTAGCATTTGAATTACCTAAAGCCATTATTCACCAAAGTAAGCTATTAAAGCACTATCTGCGTCATTTACTGATACAGAATCCCATCTACCATAAATTGTTGTTCCACCTGGAAAACCATCACTAGTTGTAATAGTCATACCACCAACACCTTTGTAGCCTACTAATTTTGGCTTTACAAACGATATGGTAATTCCATCACTTAAACTAGTAGCGCTTGCACTAAATGATATTTTCTTAGTGTTACCACTAACATCTATAGCTGAAACAGTTCCAAGTGAAACACCTGTTGAGGTTACGTAAACCTCATCACCAACTACTACAGAATCGTTGTTTCCAGTGCCAGCATTTTCTTCATCAAAAACAACGTCTTGAGAACTACTTGTAGCACCATCAACCGTTCTAGTATAAGTACCAGTACTGTGCGCTGAAACATCGTGATTTATAAACTTTGTATTATCTGACGCAACTAAAGCGCTCAGTTTGTTACCAGTTACAGGTTCTCCTATAAATGTTATTGCTACAATAACTTGACCTTCTGGTGCTGTTAACGTATTATTTTCACTTGTTAAAAGGGCAGAACCTAATTGTCCGAAGTTATAAGCAACTCCTTGTGAATTTATTCCCATAATTATTTATTTTTTATTTGTTGTTCATTCTTTTTTGACGATCCTCCAAAGAAGAAATCGACAACTGTATTAACCTTTGCGCTCATCGCGCCAAATATAGTTGAGACAAAACTAATTTCAAACTCACCCATATTTATATCACCTACTACAAAGTATCTAAACATCATAAAGCTTAACCCAAAGTACGCAGCCGTGAATAACGTCGCAAGTATTTTTTGAATAAACGCGTCGTCTTTGTACATATCTCTAGCGCTTTTTCTGTCTTCGACTTCTTTCGCAAAGGCTTCTTTTTCTGCTTCGAGTAATAGTCTTTTGAGCGCAAGCTTCGCTTCATCTCTTTCTTTGTCTGTTGTAATAACTTTATCAAGTATTCCTTCTGCATTATCTACGACCTTACTGAATAAGCCACCTATTATATTTCCTATCATCGTTCATTATCTTTTATCATATCATCGATAGACTTATTCATTACCTTATCGGTGTATGACTTGTTATTAAAAAATATACTCTTCTCAGAGGTTGGTATATCCTCTTCACCTAAGAGTATTCTATATAT